CAGTAACCGACTCTAGGTGCTCTTTACAACATAGGAGTGATAGAACCATCAATCTCATAGGGGTATGGGGGTCACGAGTGTATGAAACGATAGCACACTAGACCGCTCATGGGGTCCGTGTGAAATATCGCGTAATAAAAGGCAAGGTATAAACCATTTTGAAGATTTCTGACTTACAACTCGACACCGGGAACGCCAACAAGGGCACCAAACGCGGCAATGATGCCGTCGCCCACTCTCTAAAAGAGTACGGAGCCGGTCGCTCCATTCTGATTGATAAGAACGGCGTCATCATCGCCGGGAACAAGACGGTCTCGAACGCCGCCGCCGCCGGGATCAACGATGTGATTGTCGTGCAGAGCGACGGCACCCAAATCATTGCCGTTCAGCGGACTGACCTCAGCCTCCTGGATGACCCGAAGGCGAAGCAACTTGCCATTGCGGACAACCGCACCTCAGAGCTTGGCATCGACTGGAACCCTGAGATATTGGGTCAGCTTGCGGAAGGGATGGACTTGCAGCCGTTCTTCACAGATGAGGAACTTGCCGAGATTATTGCGCCCGGCGCGGAGTGTGGCCTGGCGATACCTGAGGACCGGTACAAGGAACAGTACGGTGTGATCGTTATCTGCAAGGGCGAGGCTGACCAGCGGAAGGTCTACGAGAAGTTGACCGGCCAAGGCTTTGAGTGCCGCGTCGTGGTGACCTAATGATGAGATTGGAAGTACGCAACTCCTGTAAGGATTTCAATAGTTACCGCGCCGCCCGCGTAAAGTCACTCTTCAACGCCGAGTCCGGCGCGGAGTTCAACCTCGACGCCGAGTTGGACATAGACGACCGCGACTGGCAGCTTGGCGTAATCGTTGGCCCCTCCGGTTCGGGCAAGTCCTCGTTGGGCCGGATGATATTCGGGCCGTGCGCTTTCTACTCGCCCGAGGGCTGGCCTACCGACAAACCAATCGTGGACGCCATCGCACCTGACGGCGATTTCGACGCGGTAACCGGAGCACTTGCTACTGTTGGCCTTGGCACAGTTCCTTGCTGGCTACGTCCTTACCAAGCGCTGTCCAATGGCGAACGGTTCCGGGCCGACCTCGCGCGAATCATCAGCGAGAAACCTGAGAGGATCGTAGTCGATGAATTTACGTCCGTGGTTGACCGGCAGATTGCCAAGTTCGGTGCGCTCGCTTTCCAGAAGGCATGGAAACGAACAGGCGGTCAATGTGTTTTGCTCTCCTGCCACTACGACGTGATCGAGTGGCTCGAACCTGACTGGGTTTATGACACCGCGAAGCGGACCTTCGCTAGGGGGTCACTTTGGCGACGCCCAAAGTTCGACCTCGAAATATGGCAGACAGATAGCCATCACTGGCCGCTGTTTAAGTCACATTACTATTTAGATCTTCCGTTGCCTGTCGCCGCTCAATACTTCGTCGGTACCGTTGACGGAGAGCCGGTTTGCCACATGGCAATGAGTACTGTGAACAAGGGAAAAGGAGAGTTTGAGGGGCGCGGCACACGTCTGGTCGTTATGCCGGAATGGCAAGGCGCTGGGGTTGGCATGCGATTCCTCAACTCGGTCTGCGAAATGTGGCGGCGTGGCGAAAACAAGTGGGGCAAATCGCTGACGACTGTCTTCCACACGTCACACCCCGGTCTTTGCGCTGGCCTTCGCCGCGACCCCAAGTGGCGTCAGGTCTCGGCGGTACTCTACGGGGCTAACAAGATTAAGAGTAGGCGGTCATTATTGTCCGGATCGGCGCGGCACGGCAAAGAGGCAGTCGGTGCGGGCACCGGGTATGGCGGGCACTTCCGGGCAATTCAGGGCTTCCGTTACTACGGCCCGCCCGAGCAAGGGCGAACCTAATGGATGTCTTTCTCTGCGGTCAGAAACAATTCGGCGCAAGCGTTCTCGAAGCCGTTGCGATGAAGTACAGAATTCTCGGCGTGTCTTCTCCGGCGTTCGCCGGGCACCTCTGTACTGACGGGTCACAAATCTTCGACCGAGTAAGAGCGACGGCTGAACGGCTCAACATCCCCTGGCAACCGCAGGTTCGGGCCGATTCGCTCCCCGTCGGCACGGACATCATTGTCGCTGCCCACTCGCACGACTTCATCGGGCGCAAGACACGGGCACGGGCGAGCTTTGGTGCCATCGGGTACCACCCGTCCCTGCTCCCCCTACACAGGGGCCGTGATGCGGTTCGTTGGGCTGTACACGGCGGCGACAGGGTTGCGGGCGGGTCAGTGTACTGGTTGACCGACAACATCGACGCGGGGCCGATTGCGGCGCAAGAACACGTATTCGTGCGGCCCGGCGATACCGCCGAAACGCTCTGGCGAGAGCTGCTGGCTCCGCTGGGGGTTCGCCTCCTTCTAAAAACGCTGGCCGACCTTGATCGTGGTCTCGCGGTCAGGGTTCCGCAGGACGAAATCTGTGCCACATGGGAACCGTCCTTTGAAAGGCCGCCGTTGTTCCGCCCTGAGTTGCCGCAGCTTGGAACTACCGTTTTGCGCTTCGAGGTGGAGCGTCTGGACGGCGATGGGTTGGGTGACTGATGGCAGGACGTAGACCTAAACCGACTGCCCTGCGCGAGCTTCAGGGCAACCCAGGACACCGCCCGCTCAACAAGCGTGAGCCGAAGCCCGGTGGTGTGCCGCGCTGCCCATCTCATCTGGACGACGAAGCAAAGAAAGAATGGCAGCGTATAAGTGTAGAGCTTGTAAGGCTTAATCTATTGACCCTCGTTGATAGAGCGGCACTAGCAGCATACTGTGGCTCATGGAGTCGTTGGGTAAACGCTGAGGAAAACTTGCAGAAGTATGGCCCAGTCATTAAGTCTCCAAAGTCAGGATTTCCTATCCAGAACCCATATTGTGGAATAGCTAACAGTGCCTTAGACCAGATGAGAAAGTTCCTAATCGAGTTTGGAATGAGTCCTGCCTCAAGATCGAAGCTAGAGGTAAGTGGCTCATCCGGTGATGACGCATTTACAGAGTTTATGGCTGGCATCGGAGCCGATGATATAACATCCGGCCCTCAAGATGACTTAGTGTGTGATAGTGATAACAAGTAAAGCGTGGACAATCTAAATATACCTGAGCAGTACATTCAAGATGTACTCAATAACAGAATCGTAGTTGGCAAATTAGTCAGACTAGCCTGTGAGCGTCATCATAATGATCTTGCAACTGGACATCTACGCAATCTGAAATTCAATCCGCAACAAGGATTGAGAGTTATTCAGTTTGTCGAGTCATTCTGTTGTCATTTACGCGGTGAGCTTGAGGGGCAGCTTATCAAGCTAGAGCCATGGCAACAGGCCATGCTCTACATCCTCTACGGATGGCAATGGGCAGATACAGGCTTCCGTCGCTTCCGCATCGCATATATTGAGTGTGGAAAGGGCAATGGGAAGTCTACTTGGGCATCTGCTCTAGCTTTATATGAGCTTATCGGCTTCGGTGAGGCTGGGGCTGAGGTTTATGCCGTCGCTGTGGATAAGACTCAGGCGCGGGTTGTGTTTGACGATGCTGTGTTGATGGTAAAGCAATCACCATCATTAGCTAAGCGGATCAAAAGCCATACAAACAATCTGCACGTTCCGGGTACAGCTTCCAAGTTCCAACCACTCGCAGCCAACTATGGATCATTGGAGGGGAAACGACCTCAATGCTTTATAGCAGATGAATTGCACGCGTGGGGCTATGGTGCAGAAGTGATGTGGACTGGGTTAGTCAATGCTTTGGGTAAGCGTGACTCACCCATTCTGATAGTCATTACAACTGCTGGCTCCGGTGAGGAATCAGTCTGCAAACGCCAGCACGCATACAGTGAGAAGGTACTTACCGGAACATTGCAAGCTGACGACTGGTTTGCCTGGGTGTGTTGCCTCGATGACGGGGACGATTATACCGATCCAGCAACTTGGATAAAGGCGAATCCGAATCTTGGTGTAAGTGTTCGAGAAAAGGATTTAGCCGCACTGCTCAACCAAGCAACGGGCGATCCTGCAAGTCTCAACGAAGTTCTTCGTGTCCGGTTTGGTATCTGGACGCAGACGAGCGTCGCTTACTTCCCGATGGATCAATGGGCACAATGCAACGAGCCCATCGACCTTGAGTCGCTGAAGAATCAACCATGCTTCGGCGGACTCGACCTCAGCACAACGACGGACATCAGCGCGTTCGTGTTGCTGTTCCCACCATACGGCGATAGAACGAAGTGGGTTGTTCTACCTTACTTCTTTCTACCTAAAGACAACATTGCAAAGCGATGCCAGCGAGACAGAGTTCCATACGATCTGTGGGCACGGCAAGGATACTTTCAACTAACGCCCGGCAATGTAATCGATTATGAATATATCCGTAAAGAGATTACGGAGCTTAGTGACGTCTTCAATATAAAAGAGATCGCCTTTGATCCGTGGAACTGTCAAGAATCGGCAACGTGGTTAATGAATCATGGCTTCGTAGTTAGTCCACTACGACAAGGCTTCCCGTCGTTGCATGGACCGACAAAGCGATTGCTTGAATTGATTCTGACTCACGACCTCGCACACTTAGACAACCCTGTCTTGCGATGGATGGCAAGTAACGTCGTGGTGGACTCCGACGCTAATTCTAATGTAAAGCCGAATAAAGAAAAGTCAGCAGAGAAGATAGACGGTATTTCCGCGTTGATCTGTGCATTGAGCAGGGCAATGGTGGTGCCTGTAGCTCCAAAGATAAAACACTTCACGCCGTTCGTGATGTAGGTCTTCCGACTACTCACACTATATAGGACGCACCCAGCATGATGGGAAGAATCAGATCGACCATAGCAAAATTCGTAGGGCATGAACGTCGTTCCAGCGACCCTCTCAACAACCCAGCAATCCCTCTCAGCACGTCGGGCTTCCTAGCGTGGGCATCGGGTGAGCCTACAGTCAGTGGTGAGCACGTCACCGTTGTTACGTCGCTGCAACAGGCAACCGTTTACGCTTGCGTTCGTGTTCTGTCTGAGTCAGTCGCATCGCTGCCAGTCCGAGTGTATGA